CCATCGGGGACATCCGCAGACCGCAATAGCGGGGCTGAGTGTGCTACTGAAAACCCCGTTGCATTTGCACGAAAGAAGCTCAATCGGTCCAAGTTGGCCGAGATTGAGTCGATGTTCGTGCGAGGTGTGCCGGTTTCCGAGATAGCTGCGGCCTTTTCGATTACGACGCATGGTGTCTGGTACCACGCCACGCAGAAAGGGTGGAAGCGTCCCCGCAAGCCGTGGGCGGCAGAGGCTCAACAACTCTTTGAGTCTGGCGCCACATGCCGTGAGATTGGCTCACGCGTTGGCGTTGCAGAGAAGACAGTGATGCAAGAGGCTTCTTCTCAGGGTTGGCAGCGTTGCGCCCCCCGCTGCTACAAGTGCAATGCCGAGGTCCCTCTAAGCAAGAAGCGGAACAGCGCTGACCGGCGCGTGTGCCGTCCGTGTGAGGTCCAATACTATCGCGAGAAGGCAAAGCGTCGTAAGGATCAGTTTCCGGAAGACGTAAAGCGCTATCGCCAAGCGTATAAGGCTAAACTGCACGCGAGTGGGAAGCGGAAACCCATGTCGTTATTGCAATACGAGTATGCGGGCCGCAGAGAATCGCGACGGCAGCGCGCCGACGTGCAGCGCGGACGATACATGACGTTTGGAGAACCGCCGATTAACCAAGCCGGAGCGCTCGCGATTTTGCAGGCCACACTCCGCAAGCTGCTAGCAACGCGATGCGAGGGCCAAGGGCTGAAGTTGGATTCTGTTGAGTACCGAGCGCGCTACAATGCCGATCCGGCCTTCCGCGAGCGCGAGCGCCTGCGCACCTCGGGCAAGCGGTGGGGCAATCGAGCCGACGGGCGGGATGATGGCACGCTGACCAAAGAGGCGGTGCGTCGCCTATTCGCTAAGGCCAAAAAGTGCCCGTACTGCTGGCAGCCCATGAAGTCGCAGGACAAGAGTCTTGACCACATGGAGCCACTTTCGCTCGGTGGCTGGCACTCGCTGAACAACGTGTTGGTATGCTGTCGCCGGTGCAACAGCCGGAAAAGCGATAGTCCGTGGATTGAATGGCTGGGAAAGATTCCCGCTGCGTGCGAGAAAGCATTACGGGAGACCGCCGCATGACCGAACGGTGGATCGGCCTGAACGAACTGGCCGATGAAACGGGCATGAGCGTCCGGAACCTGCAATACCTTCGGGTGCAGGAGCCGGGCGTGCTGATCACGCGCCAGCGTGGGAGCCTGACGCAGTACAAGCAGCCCGACTGCGCCATCGCCTTGCGGAAGCGCGAAGCCGAAAAGGCGCGAAAAGAACACGCCCCCACCGTCAGCCTCGACGAAGCCCGCACCCGCAAAGCGCTGGCCGAAGCCGAGCTGGCCGAGATGGAGCTGGCGGTGCGTCGCGGGGACTTCGTGGCCGTGTCCGACTACGAGTCGGCGCTCGCGCGGGTGCTTGATCGGCTGATGGCGCGGCTGCGGGCCATGCCGGTGCGGCTGTCGCACCTCGGCGACGAGTGTGAAGCGGCGGTCGAGAGCGAGGTCGAAGCCGTCGTGGTCGAGCTGTCGCAGATGGACGAGGACGTGATCGAGGAACCGCAGCCGACGCAGCAGGTGGCCGCGTGATCGCCACCCACCCCGCCGGCCGCGCCGCGCTGAACCGCGTCTCGCGTGAGCGGTTCCGGCGCCACTGCCGCCCGCTGCCGCGGCTCACGATGTCGCAGTGGGCCGAGCGCTATCGGGTGCTGTCGCCGGAAGCGACGGCCAACCACGGCCCGTGGCGGAACGACATCGCGCCCTATCTGGTCGAGATCATGGACGCGCTGAGCGACCGCGTGACGCAAGAGGTGACGTTCGTCGCGCCGTCGCAGAGCGGGAAGTCGGAAGTGCTGCTCAACGCCATGGGCTACTTCATGCATCAAGAGCCGAGCCCCATGATCGTGGTGCAGCCGACCACCGAGACGGGCGAGGCGTTCTCGAAGGACCGCATCGCGCCGATGATCCGCGATTGCGCTGCACTTGGGCGCTTGGTGGGACCGGCGCGCAGCCGCGACAGCAACAACACTATCAGCTCGAAAGCGTACCCGAACGGGCAGCTCGACATCGTGGGGTCCAACGCACCCTCTGGGCTGGCGATGCGGCCTAAACGGTTCATTGCGCTCGATGAACGCGACCGCCACAGCGCGAACGCCGGCGGCGAGGGCGACGTGAAGCGCATCGTCTACGCCCGCACGCGCTCGTACCAGCGGCGGCGGAAAATCTACGAGGTGTCGAGCCCGACCGACGACGAGTCGTCGCTGATCTGGCCGAGCTACCTTGAGGGGACGCAGGAAGTCTTTGAGGTGCCCTGCCCCGCGTGCGGCGTGTTTCAGACGCTCGAGTTCGAGCGGCTGCGCTGGACGCTGGACCCGGCGGGCGCGGTCCATCCGGCGTCGGTGCAGTACCACTGCGCTTCGTGCGAGACGCCGATCCCGACCACGGCCAAGGGGCGAATGCTGCGGGGCGGCCGGTGGCGGGCCACGGCCGTCCCGCGGGTGCCGCATAAGCGCTCGTTCTGGCTGCACGGTCTGTGCGCGGCGTTCGCGCTGTGGGAAGAGGTGGCGCAGGAGTTCGTCAGCGCCAACAGCCAGAGCGACCCGGCCAAACGCGCGATGCAGCTCCGGGCGTTCTTTAACACGACGCTCGGCGTGCTGTTCAAGGACCAGCAGCAAGAGACGCAGAAGACCACGCTGCTGGCCCGCGCGCGGCGCTACGACGGCGGCAGCGGCGACGATCCGGTGCGGTTCCACGTGCCCCGCGAGGCGGCCATTCTCACCGCCGGCGTGGACGTCCAGCACGATCGCTTCGAGGTCATCGTGCGCGCCTGGGGCGTCGGCGAGACGTCGTGGCTGATCGAGCGGGCGATCCTGCGCGGGGATACCACGCAGGACAGCACCTGGGCGGCGCTCGACGACTACCTCACCGCGCGCCGCTGGACGCACGAGACCGGGGCGGCGATGACGATCCGCGCGGCCACGGTGGACGCGGGCGACGGCGCGATGTCGAAGCGGGTGTACCAGTTCTGCGCCCCGCGGCTGCACCGGCACGTGTACGCCATCAAGGGCTCGAGCAACGAGACGGCGCCGCTCATTCCGGCCAAGCCGACGAAGGTCAAGCCGGGGCGCCTGTACGTCTGCGGTGTGAACGCGGCGATGGATGTCTTCAATCGGCGGCTCAACGCCGACACCGTGGGGACGGGCTACCTGCACCTCAACGACTACGCCAGCGAGGACTACGTGACCCAAGTGCTGTCGATGCGGCGGGTGATCAACCCGAGGACGCGGAAGCGCCGGTGGGAAGCCACGCCAGGCGTGCGCAACGAGGCGGCCGACTGCGAGGTGTACGCGTATCTCGCGCTGCTGCTCGGCCCCGTGCCGGTGGCGAGTCTCGCGGGCGAGGTGGCAAAGCTAGGCGAGGCCGTCATGAAGGCGCCCGAGCCCGCGCCCGTGAAGCCGGCGCCGGTCGCCAAGCCCGCGTCGGCGTGGCTGCCGCGCCGCGGCAAGGGGTGGCTATGAGCGGCGTGCCGACGGTGGTCGAGCAGGCGCTCTCGGACGTCGAGCTGCCGCACGTGTGCCGCCTCGCGATGTGGCATTTGCGCGCGCGGCTGGACGGCCTGCACTACATCGAGGTGAAGGTGGCGTCGCTGGCCGCCGAGATGCGGGTGAAAGAGCGCACCGCGCTGCACGCGCTCAACCGCCTCGTGCTGGCCGGCTACCTCGACGAGCACGCCCGGCAGCGCCCCCGCGCGTTTCGGCTGCCGTGGGCCCGTCTTGAGCACGAGAAGCTGCGCCGATCGGCTTAACCGGCCCCGGCTTGCGGTAGTCCCGCGCCTGCCCTGTAGGTTGCCGCGCGTGGGGGCGGCAGTATGCACCCGTGCCCACGCTTACCGCGGTGCCCGACACGATCACGGCCGGCGACAGCTACGCAATCACGCTGTCGCTGTCCGACTACCCTGCCACGGCTGGCTGGTCGCTGTCCTACGCGCTGGCCGGGGCGGCGGTGCTGACCGTCACGAGCACCGCGAGCGGCGCCAATCACCTGCTGACGCTCACGGCCGCCCAGACGGCCAGCCTCGGCGCCGGCCTGTACCAGTACCGCGTCCGCGCGGCGCAGGGCAGCACGGTGGAAACGGTGACCACGGGCACCTGCACCGTCGTGGCCGACGTCGGCGCGCTGGCGGCGGGTGAGGGCGTCTCGTACTGGCAGTGCCTGAAGGACGCGGCGCAGGACGCGCTCTTGGCGATGGTCACGGGCGGCGGTGTCCAGATGGTCGCCATTGCGGGGCGGCAGACCATGTTCCGCAGTCCAGACGACCTGCGCCGCCTGATCGCCGAGTGCAATACGCACCTGAACGCCGCCCGCTATCAGACGTTTGGGACGCCGGTGCGCTTTGACGTGGTGGGGATGCGATGAGCCTGCGCGCGCGGCTCCGCTACCTGTCCGCCGCGCTCACAGGGCGCACGGGTGCCCCCAAGGTGCGCACCTACGGCGGGGCGGCGCAGCAGCGCATCGTCGGGCGCTGGTTTGCTGAACTCGCCGATGCGAACGAGGAATTGCGGCTGAGTTTGGCCGACCTGCGGGCGCGTTCGCGTCAGCTCGTACGCGACAACGGCGAAGCCGCCGGGCTGCTGCTCGACTTCGAGGCCGACATCGTGGGGGCGGCGGGCGCTCGACTCCAGTTCCGCGCCCGCCGGCCGCGAGGCGCGCCGCTCGACCCGCTCAACGATCGCATCGAAGCGCAGTGGGCACTCTGGGGGCATCGCGACCGCTGCACGCTGGCCGGCGATTTCTCGTTTCCCGCGATGCAGCGGTTCATGGTGCGAAGCGTCATTCAGGACGGCGAGTTTCTGGCGCTCCGTATTCGCGATCCGCGGTTGCCGTTTGGCTACGCGTTGCAACCGCTCGACCCCGATCAACTGGACGAAGACGCCAACCGCGCCGCCAACGGGTCGGAAAATGCCGTCATCATGGGCGTGGAAGTCGACGCCAACTCGCGCCCCGTGGCGTACCACATTTGGGATCGGCATCCAACACTGGCAAGCCGCCGCAAGGAGCGTGTTCCGGCCGCCGACGTGCTGCATGTTTTCAAACGCACGCGCGTGGGGCAGCGCCGCGGCATTCCGTGGTTTGCGCCCGCGCTGGTGACGTGGAAGCTGGGAGACCGCTACACCGAGGCCGAACTGTATCAGTCGCTGCTCGCGGCGGCGCAGGGCGGATTCTTTGTCAACAAGGACGGCGGCGGCTTCGACATCCCGAAGGATGCCGAGGGGAATCCCGTGCCGCTGGTCATGGAAGCGGAGCCCGGTGCGGCCCGCGTGCTGCCCGGTGGCTACGAGTTCCAGGCGTGGGAGCCCAAGCACCCGACGGCGAACTATGCCGGCTTCATGAAGGTCGTCAAGCGCGGCATCGCGCGCGCTTTTGGGCGGTCCTACGCGTCGCTGACCGGCGATCTGTCCGAGGTGAACTTCTCCTCGATGCGCACCGACCGCGTGCGCGAAATGGCGCAGAGCCGGATGCATCAGCACGACCTACTGGTCGAACAGTTTTGTGCGCCAGTGTTTGCGGATTGGGTGCGGATGGCGTCGCTGACCGGCGCGATCGGGGCGATCCCGTACGATGCCGCGACCATGACGCAGTACGCGACGTGGATGTGTACCGGCTGGCCGTGGATTGATCCGGTGAAGGACGCGACGTCGGCGCTGATGGAGCTCAACATGGGCACCACCAGCCCGCAGCGGATTTGCGCGGAAAAGGGGCGCGACTACTACGAAGTCATTGACGAGATCGCGGACGCGCGCGACTACGCGCTCGCCAAGAACGTCACGTTGGACGCCGTACCGCTGGCGATTCAAGTCAGCGCCGACGCGAGTCCGCTCGAGGATGAGACCACGACGACGGGGCGCGTGTTGCCGCTCCGTAAGGAGAGCGCATGACGCAGGACAACCCGTTCGCGCCGGAGACGCGGGAGAACCCCGCCGGATTCCGCACGCGCGAGTTCACCATGCAGATCGAACAGCGCGCGGCCGATACGCCGGCCGACGCGCCGCTGCGCATTGCCATTTCCAGCGAGGCCGCCGTGCCCCGCTACGATTGGCGCACGGGCGAAGAGTATGACGAGGTGCTCGACCACGGCCCAGACGGGGTGGACTTGAGCTATGCGCGCGACGGCTTGCCGTTCCTGTTGGACCACGACTTGGGCCGGCAGATCGGCATCCTTGAGAACGTCACCGTCGATGCGGACCGAGTGATTCGCGGCGACTTCCGTCCTGGCAATCATCCGGACGCATCCTGGGTGACAGCCGACATGCGCGACGGCGTGCGGAAGAAGGTCAGCGTCGGCTATTGGCCGGGCGACAACTACAAGCAGGCGAAGCGAGCCGATGGGCGTCTTGAGCGGCGCTTTAAGGGATGGGGACCGTTCGAGGGGAGCTCCGTCGCCGTGCCCGCCGACTACGAAATGGGTGTGGGCCGCAGCGCGAACGGGCGCGCGGCGGCCTCGCAGGATGAGACCCGGACGGGCGACGAGCCCAAGACACAGGAGCAGCGTATGCACGAACACGCTTCGGTGGCGGGGGCAAGCCCCGCGCCGGATACCCGCGCCGCAGAACTTGCGGCTCTCGCCCGTGATGGCGGGATGCCTGAAAAGGCCGCGGAATGGATTGTGAACGGGACGTCGGTCGACGCCGCCCGTTCTGAGGTGCTGTCGGCCCTGCGCGCCAAGGCGGAGCAGCGCGCCCCGATCACGCCGGCCGCGCCGGTTGTGACGGATGTGCAGAACCGCGAAGAGCAGAAGCCGTGGGCGTCGTTCACGGAGTTCTCCCGCGCCGTGAAGCGCGCGGCCGACGGCGTGCTTGACCCGCGTCTCGCCGCGCAGCGCGGTGTGGCGACGGGCATGGGCATCGGCCAAGACTCGGACGGCGGCTTCCTCGTGCCGGAGCAGTACGCGCAGGGCATCGTGACGCGAGCCTTTGACGGCGGCGCCATCCTGTCCCGCGTGAACCGCATCCCGGTGAGCGGCAACCAGTACCACATGAACCTCGTCGACGAGACCTCGCGCGCGACGGGTTCACGCTGGGGCGGCATCCGCGGGTTCTGGATGGGGGAGAACGACTCCCCGACGGCGAGCAAGCCGAAGATCCGTCGCGCCACGCTGGACGTGACCAAGAAGCTCGGCGTGCTGGCGTACGTCTCCGAAGAGCAGCTCGAAGACGCCCCGGCCACGGACGCGATGCTGACGCAGGCGTTTACGGAGGAAGTGACGTTCCTGACCGAGCAGGCGATCTGGGAAGGCACTGGTGCCGGCCAGCCGCTCGGCATCACGAACTCGTCGGCCCTCGTGACGGTTGCGGCGGAAGGCGCGCAGACGGCCGACACCTTCAACGCGCAGAACGCGGTGAAGATGAACGCGCGCCTGTGGAGCCGGTCGCAGGCGAACGCGGCGTGGTTCATTCAGCAGCAGCTCTTGGCGCAGCTCCCGCTGATGACGATCGGGCAGCAGCCCGTGTATCTGCCGCCGACGGGCCTTGCCGGCGCTTCGCCGTTCGGCACGCTGCTCGGCAAGCCGGTCTTCGTGGTGGAGTACGCGTCGGCCATCGGCGACGTGGGCGACGTGGTGCTCGCCGACTTCTCGCAGTACGCGCTCGGCGACAAGGCCCGCAGCGCCATCGCGCGCTCGATGCATGTCCGCTTCGTGCAGGGCGAGGAGGCCTTCCGTTTGGTCTACCGCGTGGATGGTCTGCCGATGTGGAACGCGGCGCTCACGCCGTTCAAGGGCAGCGACACGGTGTCGCCGTTCGTCACGCTGGCCGCTCGCTAAGGAGAGCCTAACCCATGAAGTCGACCATGCCTGAGAATTTCACGGTGGTGACGGCCCTCAATCCGGCAACGGATGCGGCGGGCCGCACCTCCAACTATTTCTCGCTCAAGCACGCGAAGAAGGCCACGTTTATCGTGGATGTGACGCAGGGCAACGCCGCCACGGTGGCGATCACGCTGAACCAGGCGACGACCGTCGCCGGGGGCAGTGCGAAGGCAATCTCGGCTGTGCAGCGTATCTGGGCCACCGAGGACATCAGCACGACGGTGGTCCCGGCGCAGGCCACGAGCGCCGCCTCGTACACGACCGGCGCGGCCCTCGCCACGAAG